ACGCTGAATTTGCTGCTGCTATTGGAATCAATCAGAGTGTTGCGGTTACGGCTATTAAGCCCGAAGGAACTGTATCACAACTCTGTTCTACCGCCTCTGGCATTCATCCTCAGCATAGTCAGTATTACATTCGTCGTGTACGAGCTGATAACAAAGACCCACTGACACAGTTCATGCTGAAGTCAGGGTTTATTGGTGAGCCTTGTGTGATGAAGCCTGAGTCTACAACAGTATTTAGTTTCCCTGTTGCAGTAGCTGAAGGTGCTTTACTTCGTGAGGACTTGACTGCTGTTGAGCACTTGCGATTGTGGTTGATTTACCAGCGTCACTACTGTGAGCACAAGCCATCAGTCACTATCTCTGTCTTAGAGAAGGAGTGGATGGAAGTAGGGGCATGGGTGTACAAGCACTTCGATGAGGTTACTGGTGTGTCTTTCCTTCCAATGGATGGAGGAACATATCGACAAGCACCATATGAAGAGTGTACTGAAGAGGACTACAAGAAGTTACTTGCTCAACAACCTACTGGTATTGATTGGGATAACTTCCAGGAGTATGACGATAATGTCGAAGGAGCGCAGATGCTAAGCTGCACAGCTGGAGGATGTACAATATGATTTTAGAACTACACTTTATATTCGGTTTTATGATTGGTTTTGAATATGTAGATGAAGACGATGTTAAGTATTATGTTCTTGATCTAGGTATAGTACGATTAATGTTAGCCTCTCCCAAAGACTAGCACTTTATGGGGACTCTTCGGAGTCCTCTTTTTTATGTTACTTAAAGCGCACATTTGTTGCTATTCACACACATAATGTTACTTTTGACGCACATTTATGCACTTATTGTAAATAATACTACACATTACTCATAAGGACGAGTCCCTTTTTTATCAATGATTAGGGCTTGTTTCCTTGGAGGTGTACTAGGAGTTAAAGGTACACTGATATGAGTCCAGCTATCAAACTCTCTGATTAGCTGGTCGTAGGGCAAACCCTTCATAATTAATGTAGCTACAACCTGATCAGGGGTCATCCCCGATACACGAATATCTGCAGCACATCCTACCCTATGTTGACTAGAATCCTTAGATCCAACTGCATCGTTCACTTCCTTAGACCTATACCCACTAGTAACAGTAATAGTCCTACCTAACTCAGCTCTTACAGTCTCTAAGAACTCACACAGTCTTACCAGGTTCTGATACTCTATGTCAGTAGGCTTATTGAGCCAACCATTACGAGCAGCTGTCTGAGATGCAGTCATCTCTTCGTAGGTAAAGTTAGGTGTAATGTTCATTGTTTTTCCTTAGCTTTCATATCCATAATCTTCTCAAGTGTACGACCACCAAAGTAAAAGGACATAATCAACATACCCCATTGACCTAAGAGTTCTACATAAGCTTTGTTTGTATCGTAGTCAAATGCACTCATCATAGCAAATACAAAATAGCCACCAAGTATAAAGAGTAGAGTCATAGGACGGATGTTCTTAGACAACCAGCTATCGCTAGTCATATCAGCTTGCAGTCGTGCAGTCAGCTCTTGTTGCTCTGCGGTATCTGCTGCAATCTTAGCTAACTCGCCATTTTGTTGCATCTCTAGTAGCTTTAGCTTAGCCTGTTCAGCTTGTGCTGGGTCAGGAAAGACCTTGTCTAAAATCTTACCACCAATATCTAGTATCGCACCTAATGGAAACATTATTTCTCCCTCTTCATTTTCACTTGTATCCCCAGACTATAAAATAAGAAACTACTGCAGCAGCTAAGAAGCAGTACAACTGTACTCTCTTAACTGCTTGCATATCTGCATCAAACAGCTTTTTGTTTTGTATATCTTCTTTAAGCATTCGCTGCTTGATAGCTTGTATATCATCCCAGGCTTTAGCACCATGCTTGTTTATTACTTCAGCCTTCATACGGAGTTCCATCTTCTTTACTTCTTGGATGATCTCGTACTCTTTAAAGGCTTTCATTACTGTAGTGTCTACTTGATACTGCTGTGCTTTCCGTCTTTCAGCAGCCTTCTGTTGGGCTACTTCAGCTCCATCCTTCTGGATATTTTCAATACTTTTAGTTAATGATTTTGCACTCTCACGAGCAACATCTAAGCTACCTGTGAGAGTCTTGACTCCTTCGTTTATTCCATATTGGTCTGCCATAGTTCTTCATCGTGTGTATAATATAAATATTATTGTACAAAGCTTCCGAAAGGTACATTCTGAACTGGCTCTTGAGGAGCAGCCTCTGGAAGAGTAGACTCTTTAACAATACCATACATGTAACGTGGCAGGGTTGAATCAAGAGCATCTATTACTTGCTTTATACTGGCAGGGTTCTGTAACTTAAAGTCCATAGTGTTTTTAGCTGCTAGTACTTTTTGCATTCCATTACGATCTAGCAGAAGCTCTTTTATAGCTAAGTCTGTGTCTGTTCTTAGCTGAGCTGTTTTCGCTTTACTAAGAAGCCTTACAGCCTTCTGAAAGTGACTTGAAATTTTATCTCGTAATGTTGAAGTAACAAACGGAACATCCAAACCAGGAACAATCTGACCAAGCACATCTAAATCACTTGTTTTAATTGCAGCGGTTATTTTAGAGACATCTGCTTTCTGTAAGGCATCAGACATAGTTAAGATATCTTTTACTTCTTGCTGATATCCTTTACCAAACACCTTGTCAATCACAGTCTTGTTCTTAGGGCTTGTTAAGAAACCAATACCACCATCAGTACTGTTACGAGCCTTCTCTACTACCTCAGCTTGGATGTTACGCATCACTGCTGCAGATGTCTGCTTATCCAACTGAGATAAGTCCTTAGTAATCTTGCCAAAGAATCGTGGATCAGTGAATAAGCGACTAGCTAGTTCAGAGTAGTTAGGAACAGCAATACCATCAGAATCCTTAACACTTAAAACAAAGTTATCAGCTACTTGTTTCTCAGCCAAGGCAACCTTGTCATCCAAGTCCTTACGAGTAAGCTTAAGAGTGCTATCATCAAACAGAGTTGCTTGTAGCTTCTCACGCATACCAGGAATCTGATCAATAACAGCAGACTTATCCTTGATATACTTGCTTAATGCTCGTGGATCTACAGCATCATTCTTGATTACCCGCTTGTACACTTCAGACATGATTGCATTGTCAGCGATAGTAACACCTTCATCTCCACCAGCTTTGAGGAATTGACGAAGACTATCAGCATTCTTAACAATCTGAGGAGCTACCTGCTCTGTATACTTCCTAGAACCAATGTCTTTAATCCCTTGTGCGCCAAACGGAACACCAATCTTCTCGTAGTACTGCTTATCAGCATTTACTAGAGCTTGATTCCAATTACCAGGAATCTGTTGACGAGCAGCATCAACTACATCCTCTAGCTCATTGAGACGCATCTTAGCTACTTCGTCCATCTTAACAGAACGCTGAACACGATTAATCTCTTCTTTGAGCGAGATAACATCCCTAAAGGCAACAGGGAAGTACTCTCCGTTCTGAGGAGCAAAGTTCTTGGTAATGAGGTTATCTAAACGAGTACGACGACCAAAGATATCTTGCATGTTGTTTGCTACTACAAAGCTATGGATATCACGAACACCTGTATCAGGCAGCGTAGCACCAGCCTTAGAAGCACCATCTTTGATAGCATCATACATAGGTGTCATCTCTGCTTTAGCAGCTTTAGAACGGATATCAACCAATCTTTGAGTATCAAGACCTAACTGAACATTATCAGGCTCAGGGAAACGAGTAGTCAAATCATCCAGCTTCTCGTCTACTGCTTGACGAAGCTTAATGTTCTTGTTGATTTGAGTTGTTAATGGGGTCTTAGCACCAGATATAGGTGTGTAACGATTACCAAACAAATCAGTGCTCTTTTGATCTACGTTCTGTAAGAATGTATTTAATTCGCTGTCAATCTCTTGTCGTATACCAGGATAAGTTTTAACTAAACGAGTTACTTCTGTTTGAACTAGTGGGTTATCACTCATTGCTACAAGTAAAGGAACATCACCTGTACCAACTACTTGACCAACACGCTTAAACTCATCCATGATAGCATCAAGATTCTTACTAGGTGTGCTTTTCGCTATCAAGTCTATTAGACGCTTTGCTGCGCCAGTAGCATATGATTTACTGGCTGCATCAGGATCTGCTTTAACCATATCAAACTTTGTTTTAAGTTGCTTAGCAAAGTTAGACAAAGTACTAATGCTTGTCTCTAAAGCTGCAGCAGGGGCAATACCAGCAGCAATCCCAGCCACTTGACCGATAGCTTTACCAGTCCCTGTGTCTTCTCCAGTGATTGCTTTCTCTGCTTCTTGACCTACAACACCACCACCACCAGCTGAGACACCAATACCAAATAAACCAGTAGCTCTTCCTACTGCAGGAGCAACTCGTTCTACAACAGAAGCACCTGTTTTCAAAGCACCACTGCCAAAGTATCCTAAAGGATCTGTAAGCATACGAGCACCACTACCCGCTATTTCAGCAAAAGCACCAGGAGCGACCATCTCTGTCTCAGCACCAGTAACAGTACCAGCAGCTTGTTGTAGACGCTTTACATTCTTACCAAATCGCTCAACAATACCGCCCTTCTCGCCTTTACCAACTAAGTTAGCAAAAGGATCAATAGCAAAGGTATCAATGATAGCTTCGCCTAAGACAAGACTGTCTGTAAGACCTAGTTTAGCTTGATTAGCAATGTACTGAAAGTTACTGATCTTGTCTTCACGAGTAGGTTGATCAACAACCTGTCCTTGATATTCTGTCCAAGGCTCTACAGATACAGTTCCTGTTCGTGTAGGTGCTGCTTGATATTCTTCCCATGGATTAGCCATTACTTAACTGCCTCCCAGTTCTTTTCATCTGCAGGATTTCCACCTTTAAATCTAAATCCACCTTTTACTGTTCCAACCTTTGGAGCTGGTATTGGAAGCTTATATTCTTTAGGTAAAATAGCTGCTTGTGATTTAGCATCAATATTGCCTAATTCTAACACTCGTTTGGCTTCTTCTCTGCCTCTGTTATATTGATTAGCTGTGTATATTTCTAAGGCTTTAACACCTTCAAGAACATCATCAATCTTAACATTAGTAGGTTTACCAGTTAAGAAGCTATTAACACCGTTAATTACATCAGAAGCAATACCAGCATTACCAAGAATAGCTTTAACTTCATTCTGACCAATCTGACTGTCTCCTGCAAGCTTAACTAACTCACGCTTAAACTGAGGCAATACAGTAGGATTCCTTTTAACCTCTTCACCAATAGCAGCAATACGACCAATATTGTTTAAAGCTGTTTTAGGGACTTTAGTATATTTATCAGTAATCTCAATAGCTTGATTAACTACAGTTAAAGGAATAGCACCAGACTGAAGAACACCAGCTCTAGCTACTTTTTGTTTCTCGTCTAACTCTCTTTGATTGTAAATAGTTGCAGCTAGTTCTTCATTTCCGTTAGCTTCTTTAAGAGCTTGTGCATATAATCCACGATTTACACGCTCAGTAGTTGCAGGAGCTTGCTTAGCTACACCAGCTTCTTGAGCAGATGTCAATCCTACTAGTTGTTGATACTGAGGAGAAGCCTGTAATGCAGCAATCTGTTGCTCATTCAATGGCTGTCCACCAGTAGACATACGAGCAATCTGAGACTGAACCTGAGATGAGATAGGTGCAGAAACAATACCCAACTGTTGTGGGTTCTCAGTAACTGTCTTAACTCTATCGAGATACATCTTCTGAGCAGCTGCTTCAGCTTTCATTGCTTCTTGTGCAGCATAGGCTCGTGAGTCAGCATACTCTGCGGGTAAGTTTTCAGCTACAAAGCGGAAGTACTCAGCACTGCCAGGAGTAAACTGTGAATCAGCTTGCTGCTTGATTTCCATTACAGCTTTTTCTTTCTTCTGAGCAGGAGTTTCACCCATTAGACCGCCAATCAAAGCACCGCCTAATTGACCAAGACCAATACCCATCTTTTCATAAGGAGACGAAGCTTGACCGTATAGGTTAGCCCATAACTTCTGTTGCTGTAGTTGTTCTTCTCTAGGGTTGTATCCTAGTAAACCTGTAGTAAAGTTTGGTGCAATAGCCATTATATTTTCCTTATCCTCTTGCTCGTCCAGCACCCAAAGATGCACCGTATGCTTGAGATCCACCACTGATTAAACCACCCCAGAACTGAGCATTAGCAGCGTTAGCAGCTTGAGTAGCACCATACTGAGTCTGAGCAGCTTGATTCATGCCAGATTGATACATCTGAGCACCTTGAGATTGACCAGGCTGTTGAGCTTGACCTAACTGGATACCTAACTGATAAGGCATCTGAGCCATCTGTTCTACTTGACCCGCTATGCCTAACTGAGTCTGTAATGGAGCATAAGCACCAGCCATTCCTGCAGCTTGAGTACCAAGTAATCCAGCACCTGTACCAAATAGACCAGCACCTAAACTAATATCTGCAGCAGAACGCTGACGAGCAAGGTCTTCAGCAGAAGCAGTAGTCTGGTAGGCTTGTTGACCGAAGCCTAAGCTTAAGCCTAAGTTCTGGAGCATATTCTGACGGGCTAGTTCTTGAGCTTGAGAAGTTGTTTGATATCCCTGACCTAACATTCCTAAACCAAGAACCTGACGCTGTTGAGCAGCTTGTTCTGCACCTGCACCTATGTTTAAGTTCTGCTGTGCTAATGAGTTATAGTAAGCAGCTAACTCAGGGTTAGTCTGTTGCATTCCACCTGCTACTGTACCGCCTGTAGCTAATCCACCACGACCAGTTTGAAATAACTGATTACGGATACCAGCTAGTTGTTGTTCTTGACCAGGAGCTAAAGCAGCTTGTTGTGTACGAATGTATTCAGCACGAGCCTGTTCAGGAGATTGAGATAAATAACCTGCTCCAGTCTGTTGTAACTGCTGAGCATATGCTTGTGCTTCAGGAGAAGCTTGTGTCTGGAATGATGTAGGCATCAAACCTTGCTGAGCTTGTTGAAACTGAGAAGATAATAATTGAGCTTCAGCTGAAGGAGCAGTTTGATAGGATGTAGGTAGAATCTGTCCACCTAATCCAAAGAGTTGCTGAGCTGCTGGAGCAAGAGCACCTAACTGATTTGCTTGTTGCTGAGCATATCCATAGCCTCCACCAAACCCACCAAAGAGTTGGTTCTGTAATCCAGCTAACTCAGGAGCAGCAGTGTAGCCAGCTGAAGAAACATAAGGCATCCCAGTTGCAGGATCAATCTCACGAGTAAACTGAGATGTACCAAAGCGAGTTGTCATCCCTACTGGACGAAACGCTGCAGCTGCTGATGCATCTTTAGCTGCTTGGGATTGCTGTGCTGCAGCTCGTTCACCAGCTGCTTTAGTACTATCAGCACCTGTAAAAAGATTAGCTATCTTATCAAGAAAATACTCAGGCAGACCAGTCTTGGGGTTAATAGTTCCAGAACCGCCCACACTCTTTAGAAGTTGTGCTTCTTTAGGAGTGATGTGCGCCAGCATAGTGTCGCCATTGCGACCATACGTTTCTAACTTAGCTGCTGTTTGTTTAATATTATTCATATCTCTCTTACTCATTAAGTTTTCATGATGTATGCTAATGCAAAATACGGAGGACGATTCTCGTGAGCAAGTCCACCACCTGTGCCGTTACCTGTAGTACCTGAAACTGTTACTGTGTGGTTATGGTCTGCAGAGACTGTAGCAGTAGTACCAGAATAAGTATGACTATGGTCTGCGTTCGCATTACCAATAGACACAGAAATACCTGTAGTTGATGTACCTGTTTGTCTATCCCCACCAATATTTATACCACCGTTTGCAAGTGTCTGTGAACCGTCAAAATTATTTACTGCGCTTTCTGTATGGCTGTGTCCGTTGTCTGTCACAGAAGCAGCGTGTGCGTGAGTGTTGCTTTGTCCAGAGGTAGTACCACTAAATGTGTGAGTATGGTTTGCGCTTTGTCCACCAGTAGTTCCTGTAGCAGATACAGTATGTGTATGTGCAGGAATCATTGTAGCGTCAAGCGTTACAGTGTTTGCACCACCTGTAGCATTGACAGCGTAAGTAGAACCAGCACCAACTACAAACCTATCTCGTAAGTCAGGAGTGCTGTTAGAACCATTACATAATACCCACCCACTAGGGATAGAAGCAGTAGAACCAGACCACAATAAGATAATACCAGAAGGAATCAAAGTAGTTAATTCACCACGAACATACGCTGTATTAGCTATTTGAGTAGTATTAGAACCAGCAGTAGCTGTTGGAGCAGCAGGAGATCCAGTAAATGTAGGAGAAGCAATGTCTGATTTAGAACTAATAGCACCAGAGATAGAGTTAAACTCGTTATCTATCTCAGTACCTTTTACAATCTTGTTTGAATCACCAGTAGGTAGTGTATCTTTAGTTGCAAAGTTAGTTGCTTTGGTGTAATTACTCATAGTGTTTTACCTGTCTTAAGGAAGAAGTCGATCTTCTGAATTGAAAGAGGAGTACCATCAATGTCGGACTCAAAGCCTAACTGAAGAACAGTACCAGAACCTGATGCTGGAATGTTAGCAATGTCTAATGCAATACCATTAGTGTATGTAGCTACATTGTATTCGGATACATTATACTCAAACACCTCTACACGCTGTAGTACAATACCACGAGAGAAGTAGTTACGGGTGTAATCATATCCCCACTTAATAGCAATAGGCTGGTTAGAACCGCCAATAGCAGTTACGTTGATACGCTTAAGAATCTTATTTGTAGTAGCAGAACCAAAGTCAAAGTAGTTAGTGAAGTATGTCATACGATACCTAGCACCATCATCTTCATACAAATTGTACTTACCTATGTACCCTGGCTTACCAATCAATAAGTCTCTAGTTTGTGTTACACAGAAAGCTGTAGGATTAATCTGTTTCCATACAGTAGTTCTAGCTGCTCCATTCTGCAGTACACCTCTAGTGTCAAAGCAGTAGGTAAATCCTGAACTAGGTAAAGACAACAAGTAGAAAGCATCTGTAGGGAAGTAGGTAGCCTTAATGTTCTTAGCTGTCTCTGATGCCACTAAGGTTAAGAGCTCATCTCGTACATTCTTAGAGATATCCCTGAATGGTAATGACTTCTCTTGGATTACACGCTGTAAAGACTGAATACCAGTAGAGGACAAGAACAATAAGTCTGTACCAATCGATGCTACAGAGTCTCTAGCAATACATCCAACACCTACGATTACATCTTGTAGTGTCATTGCAGACGGATCTACAGGATTACTATAAATAACAATGTGCTTAGTACAGAAGATAATCAAGAAGCCATTATGATCTGCGATAGCTACGATAGGATCATTGTTAGGAACTACTTCACTAATGTTAAGGTATCCTGATGTACCAGTCTTCCATTCAGCAGGGTTTAATAAGTCACTGAAGTACACAGTCTGACGACTACCTGCCATATCAGCTACCCAGACACGACCATAAGCAGTCATGACACAGTTAGGAGTAAAGCTAGTTACAGTCTGTCCTACTGGTAGGTTTGTAGCTACATCGCCTAGACGCTGAAAACCATAAGAACCAGTATGAGCATGAGCAGTAGCACCGAGCTTATGATACAATAAAGCAGGATGTCCTTCTTGAACTAAGACAGCATGTCCTGAAGGAGTAGCACCTGTGTCATAAGGCATGCCACTGATCTGCCAGTTATCATCAGTTATCGTATAGGTTAAGTTACCTGTATCAGTACCGTTACGAACCACAGCCTCTGTTAAGGTAGTAGTTCCAGTGTATAGTTTGTTATTGGCTGCAGAGATAACTACAGTACCGTCATCCTTAATAAGCTCATAGATGGCTTTAAACGATCCTGTAGACGCTGCAGATGTGTTGACCTTAGTCCACCCCTTACGAGCACCAATACGACCGTAGCGATCGATTACGCAGTTATTAGCCTCTAGTGCAAACCCACTGTCTAATTGAATAGAACTATCTTGGGTGTTTAACCCAGAGAATCCAGGAGCTGCAATCGAGCCAGTTGCTAGAGCTTCAGCCATTAAATAGCCATCCAAGCAGATTCTTCAATGTAACGACCAGACTCAATAGCAATAGCATCAGCTAAGGACTGGTTATAAATGAATGCCATCTCACCTGCTAAGATACCACCGTCTTCACCACGCTCTGCGATAGCCCTTGCAGCAGCATTGAAAATGACAGGCTCAGAAGGAACTAATAGTTTATCAGCATCAGCAACTAAAGCTACTTGTGGTTTAATGACGTTAAAACGAACTTCATAAACCCCATTAGGAATAGGGAATAAGTCTACCTGTGTGTCACCGTTGGAGTTTGTACCGTTGAAGTTGTAGTACGCAGGAGAACCCTTTTGTGCTGAAGTTAAAAGGAACTGGTCGTTCATCCAACGAGTAGTGGCATTCTGAACTACAGTATTACTGGTGTCATTTAAGACATCAATAACCCTGAACCGTTGTCCAGAACCAACAAGAATGTAGTTAAAAATACCATCAGCAGTTGAAGCAGTAAGGGTATCTGACAATGCATTCCAAGCATAGGCATCTTCTACCTGACGCTTAGCATCGTTAACGAACTCACCAATAAGTTTAGAGTAAGCATTATCCGCTACAGAAGAAACCTCAGTTTCTCGTAGTCTGCGTAGTACAGAATTTACAAGTTGGATGTAGTTCATAGTATCCTATAATTATAACACAAAATTGCTTAAAAGTCAAGCTTTATTTCTAGCAGTCCCACTTCTTAAGTGCTAGAGCCTTACGAGTTGGTCTACCCTTCTCATCCTTCATAGCCCCTTTAACACCACTCATACGAGCACAGAAGCTCTTACGACGACCAGCCGCTACAGGAGACTTCTTAGCCTCCTCAGCAGACACTGGAGGCTTAAGCTTAGAACCAGTCTTCTTGTTGTAGTAGTCTCTGCCCTTCTGATTGAGTCCACCTTCAGGGTTTTGGAACGCTTTCTTAGGCATTATTTCTTCTTAGCTGTCTTAGCAGCATCCTTAAAATCTTTAGCACTAGGAGCACCTTTGCTACCTACCTTACGCATCTTCTCACCAGAGCCAGCAGCGATACGCTTCTTCTTGGCTGCGATGTTAGAATACAAACCAGGCTTAGTAGCCACGACTCATGCCCATCTTCTTAGCTGGTTTAGCTTTAGGAGTAGTCATCTTAGCTCCTGTCTTCTTAGCATACGACTTAGCTTCTTTCTTACCTTTAGCTGTGTATGGGAATTTCTTGTCTTTGACCATTGGCATATTATTTCCTTTTCTTTGGTTGGGGTTTAGATTTACCTGCTTTTGATAGGGCTATTGCAATTGCTTGTTTCTGTGGTTTACCAGACTTCATCTCTTTACGGATGTTAGTAGAGATAGTCTTCTGTGAAGTACCTGATTTCAGTGGCATGATTAGCTTCCGTTCTGGTAGGCTGTGGATTGTACAATCTCTACTGTAAAGATACAACTCATAGTAGCTCCTGCTTCAGGAGTAGCAGTAACATAGTCGAACTCGTCCATAACCATACGACCTTGGTTAAACTGAAGAGCATCTCCTGCACCCAATGACTTAGCTCCTACGATAGGAACAGTGGCAGCTTCACTAACATCATGCACTGCAGCAGAGATAGCTTTAGTTGATCCACCGCTATTTGCTAGAAACAATAATGTGGCTATCGCTTTACATCCTTTAGGTACTGTATAAATAGTATTAGATGAGCCAGCTGTAAGATTAGAAAATACTGTAAGTTCTCTCATAGTTACTTTTTAAATATCATTTCTGAAACATAACTGATGAAAGCACCAGCAACTGAGGCAACACCCATCAATGCCCACAGAGAACCTTTACTACGCTCTGCCATAGCCACTAATCTTTTAATGTCAGCATCCATTGAGTTTACTTTATGCTCTAAGTTCTCAACAGCATTAACCAGTTTACCGTACTCTACGGGATTGATGTCGCTCATACTGCTGCCTCCAATGCTGCGATTCGTGCCGCTTGTGCGTCTACGGTTGCTTTAAGTTCTTGAATTGCTTTTACCGCAACGGCAAGGATAGCATCTAAACGCAAATTTTGAATACGATTTTCTTCGTCTTTAGCGCCTTCTGCGCCACTTGGTATTACTTCTTGTACTTCGTGTGCAATAAAACCTTCTTTAATGTCATCGCCAGCTTTAAACAAATTACCATAATCAGCCATTTGATAAGTGACTGGGCGAAGTGCCATAACTCGTTCAATTGCTGGCGCAGTTTGTGTTTCTATATTTCGTTTAATTCGGTAATCTGACTGATATGCTATGTTCCCAATAAAAGTAGAATCAATCCACACCCCTGCGTTACCAGTCCAGTTAATGTTAAACACATTAGCCGCGTCCCCCGGAACTCCAGACCCTGCTTTTGTATAAATACCTGCTGCAGAAAAAGCACCTGCAACTGTTAACTGTGCCCCTGAATATTGTGTAGTAGTTCCAATTAAGGCATTACCACTTTGGTTAATACGCATCTTTTCATCACCAGTACCCCAGTTTGCTGCATCTGTGTTGCTGTCTACATAAAATACTAAAGGACCAACACCGTTTGGTGCTTGTCGTAGTTGGGCTATTGCTGCTTTTGCATAAGTTGAGTCAGAGGAAAACTCTACGCCCGCAAGACCGATATTTGAGTTATTATTTTGAGCCCTAATACCAACAAACCCAGTTCCATCAGCCCCAGTTGCTTGTAATCTTTGAACAGGACTACTAGTACCAATACCTACATTACCACTAGAATCAATACGCATGGCTTCTGTACCACCTTCAGAGAACGCAATCGTATCTGCTGCTGGGAAGAAAATACCTGTATTAGTGTCTGTACCTCGTATTGCAGGGGTAGCTGCTGTACCGTCTACATCGGATAAACCGTCTGTACCATTTAGTATCAAAGCCATTATACAAGTTCCTCTAAATAAGCTATACCGTCTATTACATTACCTTCTGCGTCTTGAAGTTCAACACCGTCAGCAAGGTCTTTTTTGAAGTTAGCGTAGTCTGTGTTTTCAAGTGAGAAAGGAATTTGTGCAAAATCAGATAATCGTTGAACATTTTTTTGCTGTCCAAACATATCAAGTGGTAGTAGTTTATACATAATCATAGCTCCGCAGATGCAGTCCAAGAACCGTAGTACATATAGGCAGTTCCAGAAAATCCCAACGCTGTGTTGAAACCTTCTGTAGTATATGATTGAGCGACAACACTGGTTGTATTTAACCAACCTGAACCGTTATATACACTCCATTGCCCAGATGTTCCTGGAATTGGAAGGTTTGTGTTTATAAATGTAATCGTAACAGCATCAGTTCTCATTGTGACTGGGTATTTTATCCAATTACCGTACGCAGCATTAGTGGCATATGTATTAACAACTCCAGAACTAAACATTCCCGTTGCTAAGGCTGAGTTATTGGTCGCAACAACGTTTGTTGAGCTGCTTTTGCAGAAATACCGCTGACACAAAGCCAACTCAGTACCATAATGTCTGTATTCAAATGAAGTAGCTTGTGTGCCTTTTTCAAGCTGAACCCCAGTAATGTAGAAGGTAGCACCGTTTGTACCGACTACGGATGTTGCGCCTGTGGCTGTAACAAAGTTACCTGCCGACCAAGCACCAGCAGTTCCGCTAAATGTGCTACCTGTACCAATACTAAAATCGATACTAATACCTACACCATTATTTGTTAACCATGTTCCTGATGTATCGCCAGCAATAGTTATTGATTTCTGCTCCCAAGTATTTGCAGAAGATATTGTGTATGAAAAAGGATAAGACCGATTTGCAGCGCTATTTCTTAATGCGCCACCAAATGTACCAGTTAATGAACTACGCACCCAAAAAGACAAAGTTACGGTAGCCGCATTCGCAGTTCCCCAGCCTAAATCTGCTATGTTAAATCCTTCAATTCGCTGGTCTATGAAGTAAAAATCGCTTGCGCCTAATGAGGTTGAGGCAAGTGATGTAGTTCCTAAATAATTAGTAAAACCAGCTGGCGGTGTTACAGACCCAGCGTTTTGTTGAATACTAAATTTAGATGTTTGAGATAACGCAGCGCTCCATCTATCAAGCGTATAGGTTGAAACTGAAGGAGTAACACTAGCACCAGCGTATCTTTGGTCAATACGACAGTCGCCATTAATTATTCTATTTTTAAATACTGAACTAATGGGTGCTAAAACTCCACCGCTTGCATCGTTTATACGATTCACCTGAAGTTGTGACATTATGCAACTCCTAATAGTGCTTTAACTTCATCGGCAGTTAAACCAAGTGCAGATAGTTTAGCTAATGCAGAAGTCTTTGTATCAACAGCTACTTGTGCATCCGCTTCAGCTTGTGCAGTTACCGCAGCTAGGTCATAAGTTACTTCATTGCCTTCTATATCGTAAGCATTATTACCACGAATGGTAACTACTGTTGGGTTTAATTTATAAATAGCCTCGTGGTTCATACAGCAATCTCCGTAGCAGAAAGGGAATACGCAGCTGAAGGGTGTACAATAAACGCTGTTCCACCAGCACTAGCACAAGCCATAAAAATTGCATATGTTTGAGTGCTTGTAGTGCCAGGACTAAAATACATTGTGCTGCCCATTGAAATGTATGTTCCTGGATTACAATAACCACCACTATATGCACCGCCAGCATTTGTTCCGTTAGAGTATACTTGTGCAAGAGCAGGAACTACAGAACCTGTAGCCATAGCACTTAGCCAATCAACTCTAATTACACTATTTGCTCTTTTTGGGGTTATTGAAATTGTAATTCCAGTAGCTACAGCGGATGTTGAAGTTGTTGAAATACCTGCAGAATTTTTATCAGACACTTGAACTACTTGAATAACACTACCTGCTTGAGGGCTTTCAGTCGTAATAATAGTTCCGTTAGAAGCAGGAAGTGTCTGCGTAAAGTTACTAGCAGTTGCAGGCTCTTGGATGGTTATTTGTCCTCCAGCAGAGGACTGCAGAACAATACTCATATTGTTTCCTTGTAAGTCTGTAGATATTTAATTGCGCTCTTCATGGTCTGTTCAGATTCTTTAAAATGTTCTATTCCTAAATTACAAGCAGTGCATAACAAACCTCTAATGCTGCCTGTTGTGTGGTTGTGGTCAACGCATAAAGTATTAAGTTTAATATTACATATCTCACAACAACCCCCTAACTTTTCATACTTTACTGCATATTCATCATAAGTAATGTTTATGCCTTGCGCCTTCCATGCTTTTCCACGGTACTTCTTTACACCTGATTCACTCTTTCTTCTTTTATTATCAACTACTCGTTGACACATTTTACAACAAGGTCTTATACCTGAAGGTCTATCATATCTTGGCGTGTACTCTGATGCAGGTTTGTCAATTTTACACTTAGAACATACTTTATTTAAAACCATATTTACAAGATAACCCAGCGACTGTTTGACGGTACAGTTACGGTAACACCAGAAGCGATTGTTAAAGCTCCTACAGAGTGTGCGTTATTACCTGCAGTGATGGAGTAGCTGGTTGAGATGGTGTTGCTGTGTTCGTATAAACCTTTAGTGGTTTTGTTTGCATCCGTATCTAAAGGAGACCAAGAAGCAGTAGTACCGTCAGTGGTTAAGTATTCTCCTGCGTTACCAGTCTGAGAAGGTAAAGCATCAACATTAGCCCATGATGTAGCTGTACCATTGGTAGTTAAGAACTTACCAGAGTTACCTGTTTGACTTGGTGTGTAGCTTGCTGCTAATGCTTCAGAAGCAGCAGCATTGGTTGCTGAGGTTGCTGCAGCACTGGCTGAGTTACTAGCATTTGTTGCGCTAGTGGCTGCTGCGCTGGCAGAGTTGCTTGCATTAGTAGCTTGGGTAGAAGCTGTAGTTGCTGAACCAGAAGCTGCTGTAGCACTAGAGGCTGCGTTACTTGCAGAAGTAGAAGCAGCAGATGCACTGCTCGATGCATTAGTAGCCTGAGTAGTGGCTATACCTGCTTGAGTAGTAGCTGTTGTAGCTGATGTTGAAGCTGAAGAAGCAGAAGCTGCTGCGTTGGTTTCTGATGTAGCTGCATTGCTTGCAGATGTAGAAGCCGCTGACGCAGACGATGCAGCAGCAGTTGCTGACGTAGAAGCATTGGAAGCACTCGTAGAAGCAGCGGTTGCGCTGTTGGATGCATTAGTGGCTGAAGTAGCTGCAGCAGTAGCTGAGTTACTTGCGTTAGTTGCTTGAGTTGAAGCTGTAGATGCGCTAGAGGAAGCTGCAGAAGCACTAGATGCAGCAGCAGTTTGTGCAGTCTCTGCGTTTGTTTCTGCTAGTTCAGCAGCAGTTTGAGCTGTCTCTGCAGCCGCTTGTGCAGCCTCAGCCGCAGCTTGCGCTGTCTCTGCATTGGCTTCAGCAGTCTCTGCGTTAGTTTCTGCAGTTTCTGCATTAGTCTCTGCAGTCTGTGCATTGGTTGCAGCGGTAGAGGCTGTTGATGCAGAACCCGCAGCAGCGGCAGCACTCGCAGCAGCAGCATCGGCATCAACCTGAGCTTCGGCAACGAGTTCACGAATTAATAGGGCTTCGCTTGAAGAATCCGCTACAGCGTCTCCTGCACCACCTGCGCCTCTGTAGATTGACATTTATTCTCCTTGACTTGTTTAAAGACTCTTGTTAAAGAACCCTTAAACAAGACAGCCCTAATTAAAGGGCTATCCTGAGTTGTTACTGCTTAGCCGTTTACAGCTAATACAAAGCCAGTGTCTGGACGCAAAGTCTTAACACCGTACAGCGTGTCAGCAGTGTACAAGGTTGAGAGATACTCTTGCTTGTACTGAGTCTGTGAACGAACACCCATCTGCTCAGCCAACACCATTGTATCACGGTGAGCCAAGATAGCAGCTTTAACATCGCCACCTACATCGTTAGCTGCATCTGTTTCGATAACAGGGCAGTTGCTCGATACATAGATATCGATACCATATAGCTGACCAATCATGCCGTTCTGAACACCACGACCATCAACGAAGTCGCTAGAATTGTAGCGATCGATGCCCATGATAGCAGCACGGAGTGATGGAGGAACTGCGAAGAAACGACCATCCATTGGGGTATCAGCATCGTCCATACGCTTGATCAAGGCACGGAAACCAGCATCAGTAAATACGTCAGCAGCAACTACAGTGTCAGCAGCGTAAGCTGTCAAACCAGTAGAAGCGTCGATGTAGAAGCTGTTGCTATGAACCCAGTCAGAACCAGAACCATTGTCATCACCGAAAGTCTTAGCCAATTGGAACAAGGTGTCGTCAATCTTCTTAGCCAATGCATAGCCAGCATCTTCTGTGTAGAAGCGACGGAGTGATGCCAAAGCCTGAACTTCAACGATGTCCTCAATGAAACGTGAGTACTCAAAGTGCTGGTCTACAGAAACAAGAACTTCAGTCTCGGTATCAGCTTGGATTGTTACAGTTGTGTTAGCTGCCTTAGCAGTAGCTACACCACGAGTTGGCTTAGGAATGTGAAGCGTGTCACCTTTCTTGCCCTTCATGGTCATCTTGTTTACGAGGTTAGCGAGAACCAAGTTTTTCTTATAAGCAGCTACTACTTCGTCACTCCAAATTTCTGGGATAAACTTGTCTGCTTGTGTCTTTGCTACGATTGTTCCAGATCCACCTGGATAAACTGCTGTTGCCATTTTTAATACTCCTAAATAAAATTATAAAATAAAGTTACCGAACTCGTCCTTCTGCGTAGGCATTGAGGATTTCATCTGCCATACTTTCATAACGATTCGGATCTTGCATTCTTAAGCGAATTAAGTCTGCACGACGATATACTGGTTTACCTGTTTCCCCTGTACCACCTTGCTGCACAGCTGCTGCTTTGAGTGCTTTACTGCGACCTTCACTATCTGTCTTCTTCAGTGCTTCATCTGCAGCTTTAGAGGTTTCCTCTTTTTGCTGCCTTAAACCACGCAACGACTTGTAGTTGTCGAGTAGTTCTAAAGCTGAATCAACATCATAGTTATTAGCATCAGCATACAAACGCTGCCTTGCCCGTGAACTTGCAATCCATTGTTGAAAGTCTTCGGACTGTGCTACACTTACAAAATCAGGATGAGTCTTTTCAATTGATTCAAGAGCTGAACGCTGAGCTTGAACTACTTGTTGCTCTTGCAGCTGTCGTAGAACTGGATTAGACTCTAGTGCCTGGTTAATTGCCTTTTGGGGATCTTCAAACCAATCAATCTCTTGTGCTGGTTCAGGCTGCTTGTCGTGCTTGGTTTCGAGTTGTTGCCTTAGAAGCGAGTCAGCTAACTTCCGTACTTCACCTACCTCTTGTGCCTGACGACCGATAAGCTTTTCAGCTTCTTGGTGCATACGAACAATCTCATCAAGAGATTTATTCTTATACTTTTCAGGTACTTCAACTTCGTTAGCAATCTCTTCAGGTTGTGCTGATTCAGCGTCTGGGATTGTACTTCCTTGTTGGTTTAAGTCGGTTAAAGCTTCGTTAGATTCTTCTTCTTGCAGTTCGATAAAATTAGCAGCCATATATACTCCTGTCGCAATGCGATTTTAGGATAATTAAAAATAGCTCGGTGATCAAGAGTTCACTTATGAGCCGTGATTTGCATTTGTTTTCCTCTCCACAGCCAGCTTCTCAGCTCTCTGTCTAGCCCACTTCGATGTAGCTGAAGGGTGGTCGCCACTGATTGGATCTAAATAGATCCTCGGTGGGGTGAGGATACGGGTAGCAGTCCCGTCACATACGCTACACTGAACTTCTTTTGTCTCAACATCTACAAAGGATTCAGTGATATGCGAATCTTTACACTTAAAGTCGTACATTCGTCTAGGCATTATCTTCCTCTACTAGGAGCTGCTCATAAACTTCTGTACTAGACTCTCTTAAAGTCTTGATCCAGTTCATGATGGACAGTTCGCCCTTCTTGAAGTGGAGTTGTTGTTCTGTATCTAAGCCACCTATACGATCTGTGGCATCTATCATTACTTGGATGTCTTCTACTAGGTCTTTCCAACCCTGAGTCGACATCATTGCAAATCTATTCTCGTAGTAATCCTGTAATTCACGATTCATTGTAATCTTTTTCCTTGACTTTGGAGATTATTTGTGATATAGTAAATATTATACCACAGTTTTACTCAAAAGTCAAGTACTTTATTGCATTTTTCTTTGCATTTGCATAGCAGCGATACGCTCATTGGAAGCAATATCAGCCTCTTTGAGGGCTAAATTAGCAATCTTCTCTGCTTTAGTGAACTCATCCATGCCTTGTGTGCTTTGTTGGGCTTTAAAGGCATTAATTTGCATCTCTACAGGCAATAACTGGGTTTCTACACCTGTTTGCTGTGCTTCAGCCTGTGCTTTAGCTGCTTCTGCTTGTACCTTCTGGAGATTAGCCATAGCTGTCTGCATAGCTATCTGTTGCATCTGCTCTTGCATAGGGTCTACAGGCTGCTGAGTCATCTCTTGAAGGGTAGCGATGATCTCTTCACGATTAGACATGCTAGAGGACGCTATAATGCCTTGTAGGAGTACTGGAGTAATAGGAGACTGAGCACCTAGGGTAGACATTAAGCCCATCATCTGCTGCTGTTCGTACTCACGAGCTACCATTCCCATAGTAGAAGTAGGGATAAAGTTAAAGTCTTGGACTGGATAACGCTCAGGATCAAACTGCATGAACCGCCAAGCAGCCTTATTAATGAACGGCATCAGGAAATCTTCTTGGAAGTTGATCAAGGTACGCTTGTTCTTCTTCATAAGCCCTGAGAGAGCCATAGAGAGTCCTGCACCGCTTGCCTCACCAGCAGCTACTTGACCTGGCATTGACGCACTGTCGATCGTTCCTGTGGCTTGCAATAGCATTGATTGGAAGTTCTGTGCTGTTTGGAAACTCTGTGGATCAGTAACACCAAACTTGAATGGCATCATGATCTCGTTAGGGTTACCGTTAACCAGCATGTTCTTACCTGGACGTACTTCGTACTTAGCACCACGAGGAAGCCTTGTAGCATCCATCGCCATCATAGGGGATGTGGTTAGA